CTTCGCGGTGCCAACCTTTACGATGCCAAAGCTGCCCCTCTCATTGTCTACGGCTTGAGTTGGGATGTAATTATTAGTGGCTTAGGCAAGATGCGGATTGGTTGCCAAGAACATGCGGTTGCTGATTGGAAATCTTTTGATGATGCACGTATCACTCGAATGGACAGTGAAGCACTTGAGTTCTGGAATCAACATAAATCAATGCTTTTGAATATGTGTGATAGCTATGTTCACCATGCTGAGGAGACTAGCAATGATTAAGAATAAGTATTCAATCAAGCAAGCTTTTAAGGATGGCTCAAAAGCATTCGTAGCTTTCTGGATTATCACCTTCATTGTATTTGCATTCCTAAAAGGCTGTGCCGACGAGCAACAAGCCAACGAACTCAAAGCAAAAGAAAACATGTATGTGCGTGTTCAAGTGGAGGAGTAACAACTCATGAATATGTTCGTTGCCCCTACTCTTTCTACTAAGTCAAAGCTTTTGCAAGACCTGAGCAAACATCCTGAATTGTTAGCCGGTGCTGTTGAGTATGCATATCAAAGTGGTGATATCGATTCTAAGGAATATCGTTACTGGATAAATAGGATTGCAGAAAATGAGCGTAAGCACACAGCAAACCTTTTAGCAACTATCAAAGCGTGAGGTGTGTATGGGATTTCTATTCGATGTGGCCTTTCTCGAACAGTTTGGCTACAGCGCAGGTGAAGAAGATGAAGCAACTCACTACAGTACTTTTGGTGGTAGTGATTGGAAATTAAAAGCCAATAAAGACCAGATGTTTTATTGGGATGCTAATGCAAAGTCTTGGAGACGTTGGCACTTAAGCCTTGAACACTGCACACCAATTGGTGAGAAAGAACCAAATTATAAAAGCGGACCAGTTAATCAAGTCGTAGTTAAGAAAGACGAAACGACTAGTGAATCGTCTCCGATTTATTCAAATTCGAAATATAAAGGTGATTAACGATGAATGCACAAATCAAAGCACCGTTAATAAATAGTGAAGAAAACATGCAACTGTGGAATCAGGTTTTTATTACTGACCCACTGGCTGTAAAACCTATCACTGGTAAAGCTTACAAAGGAAGCTCACCTAAGCCATATTGGCTTATTGAACAGGCTACTCGTGTATTTGGCCCTGCAGGTTATGGATGGGGTCACGACATAATCAATCAAGGCTTTCAACAATGCGGACCTGAGGACATGATTCACTGGGCAATTGTTGAATTCTGGTACATGAAAGGAGATCAACGCTGTGCTGTTCAGCAGATGGGCGGCACAAAGGCCATGTACAAAACCAATAACGGAAAAATGATTGTTGACGAAGATGCGCCTAAAAAATCAGTAACTGATGCCTTGGTTAAAGCTATGTCATCTATTGGGTTTGCGGGCGATATTTTCTCTGGTCGATGGGATGACAGTAAGTATCAACAAGAAGCCTATGACCATCACCACAACCCACAACCAACTGATGCTGATTTCCACAGTGCACTGAAAGCTATTGAACTTGCTGCTAATAGAAAGGCACTTGGTGAGATATACAAGCGGTTTGTCGGCACTCAATACCAAAAGGAAATCGAAACACAATGTGGTGCTAAGTCTGATAAGGAAGGATGGTCAGCATGATGAAGTTCATACCCGACACAATGTCTTTCCCCTTCACTGTTTGGATGAGTGAAAACGGATTCTATCCATCTCATAAGAAAGGTTTCATTGTGCTTAAGAAAGGCAATGAAGTAGCAAAGATTTCAACTCAAGAAACTAAACATGGCTTTGCAATGAATGAAGTATGTCAAAAGAAATTCGCTTCATTTTGCAGAGCTTGGATGAATCGAGATAAACATTTTGTTGATCAACTGCGTATGCGCGGCATGGCGAAAATGAATCAACTTAGTTATCAGCAGGTGGCAGCATGACAGATTTGAATAAGGAAAGAGAAGTTAATTTGCGCTTTGAGCAAGATGATGGTGCTGTTTGGGTCTTTGATGGTGATAGCCACCAAGGAACTGAAATCAGTCATTTAATGATGATGCATAGCGATGAATATAACGAAGATGAATTACGTGTTATTTGTAACCATGCGGCATGTGAAATTGACAGACTTAGAGCAGAGCTAGAAAAAGCCAAAGCTCAGGCGGTGCCCGAGTGGATTTCGGTTGAAGATCGCATGCCTGAGTCATTGCGTAATGTGCTTGTTTTGATAGATGCAAATCCAGTTAAGAACCAAAACTACATGGTGGCTCATTTTATTCCTAAGTTCACTGAAGAGTATCATGGTGATGATGATTGGTATGACTATGACGAAGAGCGCGGCTGCGGTTATATCAAGGAAGGATGGTATGCAAATACGGCTTACATTGGTGATGAGTATTCTAGTTATTTTATTGAAGAAAAAGTAACTCATTGGAAGCAAATAAAAGAAGCAAGCGAATCGGGAGCTGAACAATGAGCATAACTCTTAATGGTCACCAATTAAAAAGCCTTCTCGAATTTGTAAATCCAGATGGTGAAAATGATTTAGATCAACTTGAAACTGAACTAACTATTAAATTTTTTGAAGATGGGCACAGTGGCAAAGGCTATTACTTTTGGATGACCGAATATCCAGAGGAAGGCAGCATGTTGTTGGATGTTGAATCGGGAGCTGAGGGATGAACACAATGGCGCAACGCAAGCTGTTTGGTCTTGCTGAAAATAGAACAGATGTATGGTCAACACCGCAAGATTTTTTTGAAAAATTGGATCGAGTTTTTAACTTTGATTTAGATGTTTGTGCTCTGCCTGGGAATGCCAAATGTGAGCGCTACTTCACGCCTGAAATTGATGGGCTGAAACAAGAATGGTCTGGAACATGTTGGATGAATCCACCATACGGCCGTGAAATTGTAGATTGGATTGCCAAAGCAGCAGAAACAGCAAGTAAGGGTCATACGGTAGTTGCACTCGTTCCTGTTCGCACTGATGCCCGTTGGTTTCAAGACTATTGTTTGGGTCGTGAAATTCATTTTATTCGTGGCCGCTTAAAGTTTGGCGGTTCATCATCTAATGCGCCATTTGGTTGTTGCGTTGTCGTATTTCGTCCAAGTCTTAAAGATGTTCAGTGGATTGTGACAGAGACTGATTTCAGAAAAGCGGAAAGTAAGGAGGGGTGAAATGTTATTGACTACTGATGAAATTGAATTGGTAAAAACATGTGATGAAAGCCCTGAACAATATATTGCAGTTTTTCAAGGCCAGCAGATTGGCTATCTACGTTTAAGACATGGCGAATTTAGAGTTGACTATCCTGATTGTGGCGATGAGACAATTTACTATTCGCAAGAAATGCTTGGCGATGGAAAGTTTGAAGATAGTGAACGTGAGTACTTTTTGATGAAGGCCAAAAAAGCAATCGTTAAGAAGTTTAATGAAATGGAGGGGTAAATGGAAATTGATCGTCGTGTACGTGCTAAAGAGTTTATGATGCTAATGTCTATTGGCCGCACTAAATTCTATCGCATGATTAAGAATGGTGAAATTCCTCAACCTATCAAGGTAAGTGACAAAGAGGTATTTTGGCACGAATCAAGTGTTAAGAAAGTTGTCGAAAAACACAAAGATAATTCTGATATGATAGCCTGCTAA